GCCTGGCCGTTCGTTTAGGTTTTGCCAAGATTCCGTCCGATGCACTCAAGATCATAAGCAAGGACATTTATTCCTTTGACCTGGCAACTGCATATTTTGTGCTTTGCAGTAACTATCATTTCCGGGGTTCTATCGTCACAACACAACGGCTGTATGAGCTTGCAGCAAGAGGTATATGTGTTTGTGTAGGTGTGAAGTCACTGCCCCGTGAGTACGAGTTGTTATCTCAGGTGTTTTATCCGAATGATTTGCGATAGCACAAGTCGGAACATTTATCCGGCCGCGGTACGCATCAGCGTATCGCGGCTTTGTTTTTGGGGGTCGTTCCCCCTTTACCCCCTTTTGCTTAGAAGAACGTTTTGAACAACTGTACCTGAGACGAAGTAAAGCAGGCAACGAGGTGTCTGTATATTATTTTTATTTTTTCTTTCTTCTGTAAAAGAGACTACCTTAAAAATATAGAATATTTTTGTGCTTTCGTGCAGAAAGGTGCAATTCGGTATTTATTACACTATAAATCAAATAATTAAACAGAGAACAAATTTCGTACAAAAACGTACGCCTCGTACTAAATTGCACAAAATTGTATTTTGTACGCACAATGAACCAATCGTACAAAAACGTACCATGTTTCGTGCAGACATAAACCAATTATAATCAACACATTATATGATAATACTGCACGATTTACACAGTTGCACAAAAAAGGAGTACCGTTTTTGCAAGGGGGATTAGTTTGTTCCGGAAAGTCTTGTTTATGTCCGCAAAACTTTGTATATTAGCGTAAACCATTCTATGACCTAAATGATAACTACCAAAATCGAAGTTCCTCCGCATCTATGTGAGTATATCCGCGGCAAATACTGTCACCTGACCTCTGATCCGGTCCGTTTTCCTGATAACCTGGATATCTATCACGTAATATTCGACCTTCTCCAGAAGAGACCGTCGGAAGCTCCGGTTGATCGTGGTAATTTAGAAATCTGTCTGCCTGAACGAAGTATAGGCAAATCCCCAGTGACCTACAACTATTTAGGGCTTCGCTCCCAGGTAATCATTTCCCGGAAAATAGAATTGATGATGTGGGCGGAGTTGCATGAATACCTGGACGAACAGAAGCACCGGTACGGAATCAAATACATTGATGGAGTGCAATTCTTCATGCGCAGATATGGAATTGATTCTCTTACGGAAGAAGCTTTTCTCAAACACTACCAGCGTTGGAGGGCAAAAGTGAGGAGAAAAGAAAAAAGGAGCTATAAAAAGCGAGAATAATTCATCGAGTAAGCGTAGTTAAATGTCCTTTTTTTGAGTGAAAAATGTTCGAAAAGAGAGAATCACAGATAGCATATTGTAAATCAACAGAATATGAATACAAACAATATCGGAGGAGTCATTCAGGCAGATTTCCTGTTCACGGATGAAATAAGTTTATTTTCAGTCATCAATCACTCAGCCGTTATCAGCCTTCACCGGCCCAATACCTGGAGAAACCTGCCTATCACCTATATGGGAGTTTCTCCAGATGTGGAAGCGGACGACACTCAAGCCGGTACGCTATACAAACAGACCCTTACCATCCGCCTGAAACGCACAGGACTGACAGATTCAGAACTTCACATCCTGCGGACTATCAATGTACGTGGTTGCGTAGTAAGATGCAAGGATGCGAATGGCAATATCCGATTGTATGGAAGCAAAGAGTACCCGCTTCTGGGAACCGTGATAGAGAAAACAGGAACCAAGGCCTCCGACCTCTCCGGAATTGAAGCCATTTTTTCCGGAAAAGGCGCCTATCCTCCACTACCTGTTACAGAGTTATAACCGTCCTTCGGCATCATTATATATAGCCGTATCATTGCAACAAAATAAGTGCAATGAGCCAAAAACGCATCATCTTATCAGATTCATCACTCAACCGGTACGGCTACCGGGTTCTTACTGCAGGACTTCTTCTTGAAGCTTTCATTGACAACCCAGTCATGCTGTATGGGCATTTCCGTGATGAAGGATCACCCCTATGGTGTGATTACAAAGCAATCGGATATTGGGACGATATCAAGATAGAGGACGACGTGCTTTCTGCTATTCCTGTTTTCGACAAGGTAGACGATTTATCGAAGACCATTGCCGCGAAATACGAAGCAGGGACCTTACGGGCCGCAAGCATTGGTATACGTATCCTGGCCACATCCTCCGAAAAAGAATATCTGCTTCCGGGACAAACACGCGAAACTGTTACCAAAGCAGAAGTCATGGAGGCTTCCATCGTGGATATCCCGGCCAACTCCCATGCCGTACGCTTATACGACCGTTCCTCCTCCGTTTTACTGGCAGCGGGTATGGACACGAATATTGTGCCAGCATTAACAATCCCAAAAGAAAAGGCAATGAATTACAAACCATCATGGACCGGCTTCCTCTCTTTCCTGGGAATTTCAAAAGATAAAGCGGAAACCACCGAACTGTCTGCTGAAAACCTGGACTCTATCCATGCTGAAATGGAACGATTAAAGACAGAGAACGCTACTCTTGTACAGGCTAAGGCCGATATTGAAGAGAAACTTAACTCTGCCAACGCAAAGATTACAGAGCTGAACGGTTCTACATCCGGCAAGGATAACGAGATCAGTACTCTCAAGAACTCTATCACTGAGAAGGATTCTAAAATCACCCAACTTGAAGAGCAAGTGAAGAATCTGAAGAACGGTCCTACACCGGGGCATGCCGGTCTGACTCCTGAACAAGAGCCTGAAGGTAGCGGAACCCAGGAAGAGTTATCTGCTTTTTGTGACCAGAACGCAGGAAACTATCAAGCCATCACCGAGAAATTAAAAGCTGAGGGCCTGTATTAATAACCTAAACTTTAACTATTAAAAAGTCTATTCAAATGGCTGCAAATAAACTAATTGATGTCTCTAAACTGAACGAAGCACTGGTCATTTATGACCAGGCACTTCGTGCGCTGCCGTTTGCCACCCTCACCGAAGTGGCAAACCTACTGAAGCTGAATGTTATGGACCTGCAAGGCAAACACGCACGTATCAACGAGCGTCGTCGTGCCGGTGGTACGCAATCGTATAAAATCGGAAAGAACTTCGGACTGGTCGATAAACTCTTAGGTTACGAACCCTCAGTCATAGAGCCGAAAGATGTTGTCTGCATCACCAAAGAAAACTCCCAGAAGTACGATGATAACGAACTGCTGATCATCGGTGGCACTCCGGTAAGCAACACTACGAAAAAACATCCGATGGAAACCAAGGTTGCATTTACCCTGGTACGTTCGCATCTGGAAGATATCGTATATAGCCTGTTCTCTGCCGAACGGGATGAAGATTCCAACTCACCCGGCGGGGCTTTCGATGGTATTTATACCAAGATGGATATGCTGATCACTCGTGGCGATGTAAATGCGGCCCGTGGTAATTTCTCTATTTCCGGAGAGTTTGCCGCGCCAACGTCAGATACAGATTATACAGCTTACGAGAATCTGGTGGAATGGATCGGAGGCGCAAACACCTACCTTCGTTCTTCAATAGGCGGTGTACCACAGCTTTTGTGTGCTGAAACCGTTTTGAAAGCTGCCCGTTCAGCATTACGTAATAAGTTACGCATGCAGGAATATCCTTCCATGCAACGCATGCTTGAACTCTTGCGGGAAGACGCCATGTGTCCGAACCTGATTGTCTCCTCCCACGAAGCTTTGGGCCAAGGTTCCCGGCTGACCCTTCAGAAAGTTGGTAACATAGACGTGGCGTTCAATACTCAAGCAGCTTCTAAATTCTGCCAGATACGTGATATTTACGAGGACCCGAACGAATGGCAGTTCTGGTTGCAGGCAGGATACGATACACGTATCAATGACTGGCATGAGAAAGTCTTCCGCTGTAACGAGCAGAAGAACGAATCTCTCGACCTGGCCGGTGACTATTGTAAAACCGGTGGAGTGCAGGTAGCCATCACCGGCACCGACAAAGGCCAATGGAGTATCCAGGGAAAAGTTGCCAAACGCGGTAACGGCCAATGCATCATTGGACTTCCTCCGGGAAAATACACCATCGAGTTCACTGATGCCGATGGCAAGACCAAACCGGCAAATACACAGGTTACAGTTGTTGCCGGTGAAGTAGCCACCGCTACCGGAGCCTATACTTAACTAATCCGGGGAAGGGAGTCTTACCTTCCCCTACATAAACTAAACAATTACCTGATTATGAAACGATTTATTCTTTGCATTTCATGCCTGCTTATCTGCTGCCTGTTCTTGTTTCCGGAAGTACAAGCGGCCATTCCGGATACCGGAAACTGGATCAGCCATCATCTTCTGACATCAGACGGTTTAACCGTTCTGGCTGCCGGTCCGGCATTTGCCCCGTTAAAATGGAATATCGGGCAAAACAACATGGGAGGTTATAAAGGACGGCTGCTCTTTATTCCGTATGACGCTCCTTCAACCGTACCAATGATTCCAGTAAAGCCTACTACGAATGAGGACCTGATTACCGCTTCAGGATCATTCACTTTTCCAAGTGGCGGAACCTACACTCAGCCGATTTACTTGTATTCCACAAAAGGGAAAGTAGGTTATAAAGCGGAAATTCAAGGCGAAACGGACGGAAAATCTTTTAAGCAGACTTTAGAGTTTTTCTTTCCCGGCAATACTCCGGGAATGCATGCTTTCAGTACACTTGTCAAGAACACTCCGGGGTACTTCGTCTTCGAAGATTCCGACGGCCAACAATTCCTGATGGGTAAACCGGGCATGTATGCCGATGTATCACCCTCCTTTGATGGTGGTAAGCTCGCCGCCGATCAGCGGGGAACTGCCTATACAGCCACTTGTGACGCAAACGAATCGGCTGTTGTTTTAGGAACACCAATCGACATGGAAGTCATTGCAGGCCTAAAACCGGCTCCAAGTCCCGGAGGTTAACATAATACATCTATTTTATGACAAGAAACGAACAGTTAGAAAAATGGTTGTCAAACCGTCAGCGTACCTACGCTGACGGTATGGAACTCTTTAACGCTTTAGCAAAGGCAAACACCAAGAGCAGCTATGAGAACTATCTTTCCCAGGCACCGGAGAATCCTCACATTTTCGATCCCCACTTTACACAATTAGTCAATATACTGACTAAAATAGCCAGGGAAATAAAAGATGCTCCTTCTGTTTACCCGGCTGCATTCGAAGAGATCCTGATCGTTCAAACACTGAATGATGAACAACGGACTCAAGAAACCGACATCCGGAAAGAGGCAATCGACCGACTCCAAGAGGAGATCGACGGACTGCATAACCGTATCAGCGAACTTGAGAGTGACACGGAAAATCATGCTGACGAACTCTCAGCTTTAAATGAAGAGTTCGAGGAGAAAATGAAAGAGCTCTCCGCTATCCGGGGCGAACTGGATGCCTTGAACACTCCGGGCGTCAAGATCGTAACAGAAGAATCCCTCACTCCTGCCTTACGTAAAGCATACGCCCGTATCAAAGAGATCGCTCCCCTGTACGCCAGTCTCCATAATGATATTGCGAATCCGGATATCCCGGCAGAGGAACGTCACCCCCTCGCAGAAGAACTCTGCAAGTTGGACGACGAACGTCGCAAACTTTGGAAACAGATTGACGATTACGCAGAAGGCAAACAGGCAACCTTAGAGCTTGATGCTAAACGTCCTGAGTATAGTGAAAATGCAGTGGTCAGAGGCTTCGAAATAGCCCGTCAGATCAAACGTCTGAAGCAGAACATTACGAACAGCAAAACAGCCGCAGAGAGGGCCGGGAAAGAGGGAAAGCAGGCTGTTCTGCAGAACGCACTCGACCGGATTGCTAAATACGAAACTGAATTAGCCGCTTTAACGGCAGAATTATCGGCAGAACAAGGTGAAAAGGTTTCAGGATAACTTTCCTTTGGCTTTGTGTCCCGGTTCTATCGAACCGTTCATGCACAAAGGAGACTGGGCAATACATGAAGTGTTGCCCTCTCTTTTATCTGAAATCGGACCGGCGGATATAAGGATCGCTACATTCAGTATCTCAGAGGACAGTTTACGCCCTCTCTTCTTCCTGGCCGATGAGAAAAAAATTACAGGTCTGACCCTCCTGCTCGATACGACGGTAAAACGGCACAAGCTTGACTTGTTACTGTTTGCCTCCAACATCACACCACGCATACGGATTGACTCCTGTCATGCAAAAGTGTTATTGGTGGAAAATGACAAATATCAGTTCGGTATTGCCGGTTCCGCGAACCTGAACCAGAATCACCGCTGGGAAAATGGCTTCTATTTCACTTCCGGAAAGCATTTCAATTACTTCTCGGAAATGTTCGAGCAGGCATATAATCAAGCAATCAGTTACGAAATATTAGAATAGAAATGGAGTTATCAGATGAAACCTTGCAACAAATCAGAGAGATGGCTGCAGCTCTGCTGCCTCCGGCAGAAATCGCCATTCTAATTTCGCTGCCTGCCGGTGAACGCAGCTACTTCTGTGATATTTGCAAAAATCATCATCATTCTCCTATCTACGAAGCATACCATCAGGGACGCCTGCAAACAAAATTCGAACTCCGAAAAACTGTGATCAAGTTAGCCAAGGCCGGAAGTCCGGCGGCCGAACCACTTGCTGATAAATACATGAAAGAACAAATCATCAACGACTAAATTATGCCGAAAAAAGACACAACCTACGACCGTATCGAACGCTCCCTGTTCAAAGATCGGGGTGAATCCGCTCTCCAGTTATCACCAAAGGAGATGGAAATAAAAAATCGGATGATGCTTTGTGTTAGTAAGAAAATGGAAAGCCCATTAATTGAAGACCAGGAACTCGTTACTTTTCTCATGCACGGATGTGGAGGGCAAGCGGAACCTGTTTCCCAATCACAGGCCTATCGCGATATCGGTATGATCAACCGGCTGGTCGGTAACATCCAGTTGGCGGCCAAGTCCTGGTATCGCTACATGATCGTAGAAGGAGGAAAGAAGGCATTTCAACTCGCTATCGACAAGATAGGTAAATACACCCGTTCCGACAAAGACGATGACGCATTCGACTTCAGTCAGCTTATTCCCCCATCTTTTGAACCTTCTGACGATGTGACGACACTTGAGGGTATTGAAGTGATAGACAATCTGGAGCAACGCCGCCAGGAACTCCGCAGCTTGTGCAAAGATATGTTGACCAAACAGGCGACAGATATTCAAACCATTGAAGAGGAGGATATTGAAGAATGACAGCCCA